AGCAGATGGAAGAAAACGCAGAACAGGAGATACACGAAGATGGCGAAAGTTAAAACGCCTGAGTATAAGTTCAACGAAGGAGCTCTCATTAGGGAGCTCCAATCGTATATCGACAATACATATTCAGGACATTACAGCAGAAACAAATTCCAATCAACGGAATTTATCAGTGATTGTGGACACGGAATAGGATTTGCAATAGGCAACATTCTAAAGTATGCACAAAGGTATGGTAAAAAGGGTTCACCAGAGGACCATAGAAAGGATCTACAAAAGGTTTTACATTATGCTATTATTGCGCTCAACGAGCATGATAAAAGTACCGTAAAGCACTATTTAGACGACTAAACTCTTATAAATATAGGTATTAGTAACTAATAGGAAACAACAATGGCATATTCAGTAACAATGACATTTACCAGACCAGATGGTGATACAGCTTTACCTACATTGGAGTCAATCAATTCTACAAACAAGTCAGCTTCTGATACAGTATTTGCTGAGAATGGAGTTACAAAGACTTATGACATAGATGGCCTAGTAACGAAAGTCATATACACAGCAGAAGATAAAGCAACATACGATAGTGCAAAGGCACTTGTAGATGATGTTACAGACGAAACCACAGTAAGAAGTTCATATAAAGACGCTTGTGTGGCTGCTAATATTACATGTTCAATAGACGATTCAGACGGCAATAATATTTCGTCCTTCTAAAAACAGTTAGGTTTTATTATGAATTTTGGTGAGAGAATAACTTACGAATTAGATAATCATGTAGCCGTTTTAACAATAAACGGTGTAGGTCCTTTAAACTTAATCGACAGACCATTCTACAAAGGATACAACGATGCCCTAGTAGAATTTCGGGAAGACGACTCTAGAGTTTTATTAATTAAGTCAGGCAATCCAGATCACTTCACAGCAGGTTTTGAAGTAGACACAATTATCAGAGGCCTTAAAGAAGGTTACGGCAATACAATTACAGACAATGATATGGTTACACCTAAACCTATTGTATCTGCTATCAAAGGATTTTGTATAGGAGAAGGTGTAGGTATTATGTTAGCAAGTGATTTTGTATTTGCAGATTCCTCATTACAAATTGCCTGTCCAGAAACAAAACTAGGATTCAATGCTGTTACTATGCAGGTTAAATTCGCTCAAAGAATTGGCCACAATAGAGCAATGGAGTTTATGGTAGGCGATATTCATGATGTAAAATGGCTAGACAAAGTAGGACTGCTTACAAAAGAATGTGATGGAGATGTAGATGAGCAGGCACTAGCATATGCACATAAGGTTGCAGAAACATGTGGACCTATAGCAATGAGAGGAACTAAAGGTGCCATTTGGCATACAATTAATTCTCATAAGGACGAAGCAATAGACTTTGCTTTGTGGGCTAAAGATATGTGTATTGATTCTAAAGATATTGAAGAAGGCGTAGCTTCGTTCCTAGAAAAAAGACCGCCTAAGTTTAAGAATGAGTGATACACCCTTAAGACAATTAAGTTTTCAAAACGGATTAGTTTCTTTTAATGCAGAACCAGGTGTAAATTATAAATGGATGCTACATGAATCTAAAAACTGGTTGGACAATGCAAAAAGAATACAAGGTAAAGACTGGTATTGGAGTAAAGAAGAGGCACCAGAAGTAACTTATGTCTTTGATGAATTAGGATTTAGAAACAATTTAAGCATTCAAGAAGTAAGTGAAAATCCTGATTGGTGGTTATTTGATTCTTCTTGTTTTGGATTAGGGCCAGGTGTAGATGTAGAAAGAACTGCACCTAGAATGTTAGAAAGATATACAGGATATCACATATATGATATGAGTATATTTGGAGACAGGCCAGAGTTTATATGTAATAATATATTAGAGTTAGCAAAGAGATGGAAAAATCCTCCTAAAAGAGTTCTTCTACATATGGTAGAAAATCCTACAGGGACATTTAAATTAACAGATGATAACAAAATTTTAAATATAGATTACACAGGTTTCTCGATGAGAGAAACAGAAGACTTTTCTTTCTTCAGAAATTTTGAAGAACAGAGAGTATCAGAAGGACATCATAGAATGTTCTTCAAAACAATTATAAAATTATGTGAAGTATTAGATATACCTTTAACATGGTTTTATACAGGATTAGAGGGAGATATATCTCCTCTAAACTATTTACAGGATCAGGACTTTATATTTTATAATTGTGCTGGTGCCTCAGTAGGACATTACACTAGCTCAGATAGTTTTGACGAAAGAAAAAGGATCGTTAAAGATACAATTATAGAGCCTATGACAAAATGTAAACCTGCGCCTGGTAGGACAACTGATGAGGTAGGTAGAGATTTATTTCATCCTAGTCCTGAGTCACATAAATTGTTTGCACAAAAAATATGCAATCATTTTTTCGAGACGAAAAGAAACTTTTAAATGGTCCTATAGGCCATTGACTTTTAGTATGTAAGAATCTATAATGTGTATATAGATTAAATTGGAGTATATTATGAAACTAAGCAAAGCTACACTTGATGTTCTCAAGAACTTCGCTACAATTAATACGAACATTTTAGTTCGTGAGGGTAATACACTTTCTACAATTAGCACAGGTAAAAATATATTTGCTCGTGCTGAGATAACGGAAGCGTTCCCTAAAGAATTTGCAGTCTATGATTTGAATAGTCTGCTTTCCCTACTTACTGTAATGGAAGATACTGATGTTGACTTTGGAGACGAAAGTCTTACAGTTAGCAAAGGTAATGCTAAATTTGAATACTTTTATGCAGACCCTAATATTATTATTAGTGCCCCTGATAAAAGCATTGAAGTAGATACGGCCTTCCAATTTGACTTGTCCAAAGATGACATTGACATGATTATGAAGGCAGCAGCTATTACAGCAGCTCCTACATTGAGTGTTATTGGTGATGGATCTGAGGTTATAGTTACAGTAGGAGACCCTGCTACACCTAAGTCTAATTCCTTTAGACAGGTTATAGGACAATCTGAAAAGACATTTGATGCTAAACTAGCAATTGAAAACTTTAAGGTTGTGCCTTCGGGTTATACAGTTACCTTGTCTGAGAAAAAGTTTATGTTCTTAGAGAGTAGCAAGGGTGACTTAAAATATTGGTTGGCGCTTGAGCGTTCTTCATCAATATAAGGAGTCGTTATGAACGAAGATATGTTAGAAGTCACAATCCGTGAAGCAACCAATGGATGGATTGTTGAACTTAATAAAGAGGGAGAGACGGTAGAGTATATATTTACTAGGCCTAATCCTGCAATTAATTTGGTTAGAAAAGTAATGAAAGGCGAACTAGATCCTTTCAATGTGGAGGAAGATAATGGCTAGTTTAACACCAGTGGTTCCAGACTTTGAAGTACAGAAACAAGTTACTACAACGACTGGAGATAAAATTTGGGTAAAGATGAATAAGGAAAATCTATTCAATGGCAAGCGTGTCATTGTATTTGGTTTGCCTGGTGCATTTACACCTACATGTTCAAGTCAACAGTTACCAGGATATGAGGAGTTATATTCTCAATTTAGAGATCATGGTATTGATGACATTTATTGCGTTACAGTTAATGATACCTTTGTTTGCCGTGAATGGGAAATAGATCAAGGTTTAGTTAATGTAAAAATTATTCCAGATGGTAGTGCAGAGTTTACTATTAAAATGGGTATGGATGTTAGGAAAGACAACCTAGGATTTGGAATTCGTTCTTGGAGATACGCAGCTATCATAGACGATGGCAATGTGATACAAGAATTTGTAGAGCCAGGCTATGGAGATAATTTTGATGGAGATCCTTATGATGTAAGTGCTCCTGATAGTGTGCTTGATAATGTGAAAGCTTATGGCTGGCCTAGCAAGTATGAAGAACCTACTGAAGGTAGAGAGATAGAACTTAACTTCTCAGAAACAACAGATGTTAAGGAGACTTTTTCCTAGACCTTTTTTCCCTCGGAAAAAATGGCCGACATTTTGGAGCAAAAAAAGTTTCTGACAAATAGGGAGATATTATGACAACACCAGAACAGTTTTTATGGGTAGAAAGATACAGACCCAGAAGTATAGAAGATTGTATCTTACCTGAGAGTGTAAAGAAGCAGTTCACACAATTTATTAATAAGGGAGAAGTTCCTAATCTATTATTAAGTGGTTCTGCTGGTACAGGTAAAACGACTATTGCACGCGCATTATGTAATGAACTAGATTGTGATTACATTATTATTAATGGTAGTGATGAAGGTAGACAAATAGATACCCTTAGAACTAAAATTAGGCAGTTTGCGTCTGCTGTATCGTTTGAAGGTAAGACTAAGGTTGTTATATTAGATGAGGCGGACTATATGAACAGAGATAGTGTCCAGCCAGCCCTTAGAGCATTTATAGAACAATATGCTGAGAACTGTAGATTCATATTTACATGTAATTACGCTAATAGGCTTATAGAGCCCTTACACAGCAGGACTACTGTTATAGACTTCAAGTTAGCACCCTCAGATCGCCCTGTATTAGCCGCTAAGTTCCTAAAAAGGATGGAGTACATACTAGATACCGAGGGTGTTGAGTACTCTCAGAGGGTACTAGCGGAGCTACTAAACAAGCATTTTCCCGATTATAGAAGGGTTATAAATGAGTTACAAAGGTACGCTGTAGGGGGAATTATTGATGAAGGAGTACTATCCAACTTCCAAGAACTTAACTCTAAGGCCCTATTAGAGTGTCTTAGAAGTAAAGATTGGAAGAAGATGAGGCAATGGGTAGCTAATAATGTAGATACAGATCCTCAGGCTATATTTAGGCAGATATATGATATACTGCTCCCTGAGGTTTCTTCACCTCCTAATTTGGTGGTACTTATTGCAGATTATCAGTACAAAGCAGCTTTTGTGGCAGATCAAGAGATAAATATCACGGCCTGTTTAACTGAAATTATGGCAAGTACGGAATTTAAGTAAATGGCAAAAGACGCTTGGATACAGATTCGTGTTGAAAAGAAGAAACGCGAGGAAATAAAGAAAGAAGCCAAAAAGAGAAACATTAGTGTATCTCAATTAATGATAGAAGGCTATGAAACAATTAAAGAAGGGAAATATATTGACTTTAAGTAGAATATGGAAATTGTGGTGTATGTCCCTGGGAGAGAAAGCAAGTGATGATTCCAGGGAAGCAGATATGGTGGCTATTATGAGAACCATCGTAGTTTTGGTTAATTTTGGAACTTGCTTCTTTATTGTAGCAGGTGTATTGAGGCATTGGTGATGGCAATATTAGAAGGATTTGGAGATCCTGTAGAAGAAATTAACGAAGAGGACTTCCAGGATAAAATTAAAAAGTTATCTCCTTTTGATTTTATCAATAGCATTAATTTTAAAAATGATTTGATTGCTGAAGATCCTAGAAACGAAAGTCAGTACAATCCTTTTATGGTCAATAGAGGCCTCGGACAATTTGCACAAACTGTATTACAAGCAAATGAAATGAATAGAAATTATCATTTAGATCACAAACTACAATATGATTATCTAATGGGCTCAGTCCCTAAGGGTAAAAGATTTACAAAGTGGGCTAAGAATGATGATGAAAATATAGAAATAATTCAAAAATTTTTCGGTTACTCTTTTATTAAGGCAAAAGAGACCCTTAACTTATTAAATGACACGCATATAGAACTCATAAAGTTATACCTTAACACCTCTAAAGGTGGAAAGGCATAAATACCTGTATAACTTAATTATTATTAAAGACAACAGGCAATATTGAAATGAGTGATCAAGAGAATTACTTTAACATAGACTATCCAGAGTATTCACCTCTAGAAGTTTCTCTCAACGACCCAGAAGATTTTTTGAAGGTTAGAGAAACATTGTCTCGAATTGGAGTAGCTTCTAAAAAAGACAAAGTTCTTTACCAGTCATGCCATATCCTACATAAAAAAGGCAGATACTTTATAACACACTTTAAAGAACTGTTTGCTTTGGATGGCAAAGAAGCTGACTTTCAAGATAACGATCTACAAAGACGAAATACTATTGCTAAACTCCTGTCAGATTGGGGTTTGGTAAATATTATATCTGATGTAACTGATTTTGCTCCATTGAGTCAAATCAAGATTATATCGTTTAAAGAGAAAGGTGAGTGGGAGTTAATCCCCAAATATAACATTGGAAAGAAAGTTAAATAACAACCAAATAAAAGCCCTACAAATAATCAAAGATGAGCAGGACAATGTGGGGCCTGGTTTCTGCGTGCTTAAATGGTATCATTTAGAAATGCACTTAGGAACAGGGCAAAGTCATTCCTGCTATCATTGCCCCTCACAAAAAATACCACTAGGTTCTGACTTACATAATACATCTCAGAAGATAGAAAAAAGAGCTGAGATGTTACAAGGCAACAGACCTTCAGAGTGCTCTTATTGTTGGGAGGTAGAGGATCTTGGTTTAATCTCAGACAGACAAACTCTTGCAGTACAATTTTTTAAACATAATAGAGATATAGTAAAAGAAGCAACGGACGCAGGACTTGGATATGTTTATCCTAAATATTTAGAAATATCTTTCACTAATAAATGTCAAATGGCATGTAGTTATTGTGGACCTGTATTTAGTACAACATGGGAAAAGGAAATAAATGAGCATGGACCTTATGAACTATCCTCTCCCTACAATTTTATAACAGATCCTCAAATAGAAAACTCGCCTTATGTAACTAGATTTTGGAAATGGTTTCCACAGGCCTATAAACATTTATTTGTCCTTAGAGTAACAGGTGGAGAGCCTTTATTGGATAGAAACACTTACAAATTATTAGAATATGTAAAAGACAATCCTAGAGAAGGATTAACTTTTCATTGTAATTCTAATCTTATGGTATCTAAAAATAGAGTACAAAAATATATTAATCTAGTAAAAGATATACCCAATACAAAACTTTATGCTAGTATTGACTCATGGGGAAAACAGGCAGAGTATATTAGGCATGGTTTAGATGTAGAACATTTTGAGGAAAATTTAATTAGATTATTGGCTCAAGGAATACCTGTAGGTATCATGTGTACATTTAATTTTTTATCGATACACAATATTAATGAATTCATATTTAAGATGGCAGAACTTAAAACACAATTTGGAGATCTATTGACAATTGATATGCCATATATGGTAGAACCATTACACCTTTCAGCACAAATTTTAGATGATACTCATATAAGTATAATGGAGAATAGTTTAAAAGAGATGGAATTATATCCTTTTACTACAGGAGAAATAGAAAAATATAGGAAGACTGTAGGATGGATAAAAGCAAACAGGTTCGAAGGTGATGAACTTGCCAAACACAGAAAAGATTTCTGGGCCTTTGTAAACGAACACGATAAAAGAAGAGGCACAAATTTTACAGAAACTTTTCCTACAATAGGATTTTATAATGACAGAAAAAAGATTGCAGCACACCCCAGCACCACCTAAAGTATATTCAATTAACAATCCTCTATTAATGGAAATAGATGATTTTTTACCATCTGATATTCTTGAAGACTTGGAAAATGATATTGAAAAACTTTGTAAGTTTCATAAATCAGGCGTTGTTGGCGCAGACGGCAAAACTGCAATGAGCAGATTAAGAACAAGCCAAAGTGCTAACTCTATACATTACCTACAATCTGAGGCAGTAAGATTTTTTATGGATGCTGCCTCCACAGCATTAAGATTACATCCTGCACAATCAGAACCAGTACAAATTGTTAAATATGATATGGGAGAACAATATGAACCTCACCATGATACATTTGCAGAAGATACTTTACAAGAAAACACACCAGCAGCAGGAAACAGAATAGCAACTGCATTACTATATTTAAATGATGTACAAGATGGTGGAGAAACAGATTTCCCTAATATGGGAATAACAATTGAACCCAAGAGAGGAAGGTGTATATTCTTTTCAACAACTCATATGGGAACAGAACAACAATTAGATTTATCTTATCATGGAGCTTTACCTGTTATTAGAGGCCAAAAGATGGCTATTAATATGTGGTTTAGAAGAGGTATATATGATAACGATTTATACCAAAAATGGCTAGAACATGAGCAAAAGTAGTATAAATAGTAATGATACGCCGGAAGGGTATCTAATATTAACCTTGCTAACTAATAGGAGGAAACTAAAATGGTAAGATTAAACACGACTAACTGGAACGATTTTGTTTCAGCATTCCCACAAGTAGAAAGT